TTACTCATTGTCCGATGAGTCTTCAGGTGGTTCAAACAGGTCCCGTTGGTTGCGAGCGATGATTGCCAGTCGCATACGCTTGACCACCTTGTAAACCAACTGGACAGAAACGCCATGCTTGGTCGCAACCTCGTGGTGATTGCGACCAGTCCAGTCGTCGAAGATCTTTTGGTGAAGTCTCGACGCTTGAATACTGACACCCTTGGGAACATAGACAACCTGACCACCCCAAAGGTGAGCAAACAGCGTGGTGATTTCTACGCTCGTCGCTTCGGCCAGCTCATTGCTCACTCCCAAGCTTTCTTGAATCACTTTCGCCATCGGTTCGATGGTTTCGCTTAGAAGGTCAGTTCCTCGAATTGTGCTCATGACTGGACTCTCCCCATCCATTGTTTCAGGTTCTCAATAACTCGGCTCGCCTGGGCAGTACTTAGCCATTGCAGTGCTGAGACGCGGGTCATGCCTTGTACAAACTTGGCCAGTGCAGCTTCAGATGGGTCACGCACCGCCCCAAGGTCGTGCAACTCTAACCATAGTGAGCGGATCTTCTTCGACTGCACGTCGTCAGCCAATGGTCGTTTCTGTTCTTTATTTGGACGAACCTTGAAGCCCCGCAGCTTGAGCTGTTCCAAAACTTTGATCAGGTTTGGAACGCTCAGGTTAGCGGTGGACGTAGCGCCGTCCAATTCCCTCATGCCAGCCAACAGGAGGCGATAGGTATCGTCATCCATGCGCAGGTCGCGCCGAGCAACGTGGATCAGCTTGATCAGGCGCAGGCGGTTCGGGTTGGACGGCGCGGCTTTCACTGATCACCTCCATTCATCGAACGTGCATCGCCGTTCTGCTGGTTACGAGCGGCATGAATCCGTTGCCGGATCTTGCTGCACTTAGCGTGATTGCCAGTGTTACGGGGCCGTTGGCATTGATCGCAGATCGCCAGGAACTCCAGTACACCGGCTGAAAGTTTCCCCGTGCTGGTCATGCCCATTTCTGACGTTCCATAAGTTCAATAGCAACCTGCTGCGGATCTTCAACGTCGCCGTAAGACAGCTCACGAATGAAGTCCTCCATTTCGAGCTTTTCGTCCAGGGCGTGGCCTGAAGACCACGCCGCCACACGCAGCTCACCAATGACCCGAGGCACTTCGTTATTCATACCTTCAACTACCAGGGTGTCGTACTTCGTTTCCATGGCGTTCATTTTTAAATCCCCATGGTCAAGCGTGCGCGAGGCTGGTGATTCACCGCCTGGTGCAGTTGGGCGGACTTGCCCGCTTCATAGCCCGCGTCACCGGCGCCTTCATTGCGCGCTTTGACCTTGCGCCGCTTGAGTTCAACGCTTTTTACGTCTGGATGATGTTTTTTCATGAAGGCGTCAATCGCTTCGGCGATGTTGTCTTCTACGCCCGCAAACGCTTGGATTTTGCTGTGAACTGCATCCAACCAACCATTGGCGAAGGCATCCCCTCGGGCGACCTTCGTAGAGCGCTTGCAACGTTTTTGTGTGTCCAAAAAGTCACGACGGGCCTTTTGTAGCTGACGAGCCAGCACTTGGTATGCGTAGCCGGACAGTTCCGGCGCGGCTGAGCAGCCAATAAAGATGAAGCGAGCAGCACTCCACTGAGGGTTGGAAATAAGGATCATGGTGCCGAACGCATCTGCACAGACTTGCGCAAGACGCACACGCCAGACAGGAGGCGAACCCTCCGAGCCCGCAAGGATCGTGTGTTCGCTCGCCATGCTGGCAAGTACGTCACCCACCTCTAGGTTGTACATTTCCATCAGCTTGTGCGCTTGGCGCAGCGCGGTTTCAGCTTCGTGCGGGTTGCTGGTTTTGGACTTGGCCATCTCCAGGCACTTTTTGATTTTTTCCAGAGTGCGGTTGTTGTCCATGTCACTCTTCCTCCGAATCTGTGTTGCGGCTGACGTTCTTCGTCACCGTCAGTGGAAACTTTCCAAAGAGATCAAGGGCTGTGGCGCAGCCCGCCTTGAAGCCTTTGCGTTCCTCGCCCACCAGCAGAATTTGCTGTCCATTTGCGCCGCGTAATACCAGCTCGGTATCCGCTGGCGCCTGCACAATCATCTGCAGCGTCTGGACATGGCCGGAATGCCACTGCTGGAGCAAGTTGATGATCTCTACGACTTCAGCGTCTTGAGTGTTTGCAGTCACTTGATCGGTCATGTCACACCACCGCCAGGTCGAGAGGGATTGCCTTATAGTTGTCGGAGTCGCCGATCCGCTCATACACGCGGATGTAAACGGCACTGCCCGAGACCATGATGGAGTCCTTCACGGCCTTCATAGCGGCCTTCCAGTTATCGTCATCAATCTCTAGCCGCAACAAATCCAACACATCGGAGGTTTTGATCTGCCCATTACGGTTGGGGCTGAACACCCGGTCGACGATAGCCATCAAATGAGTGTCTGCCCCCTTGCTCCAAGCACGGATGCAGTCGTAGACCAGTACCTTTGCCACTTCCATTTCTTCGGTGAACGTCAGCCGGTCGGCATATGAACGCTGCACCTTGTACTGGCCGTCATACGTGGCGATGGTCACGTTGCCCTTCTTGCCACCCATCTGAACGCCGTAACGTTCACCGGCAATGCTGATCAAGTCGGCCACATCACCGAGGGATTTTTTCTTGAAGTCTTTCAGTGCAAGGCTCAGCGCCTTGGCAGCATCTGCTAATTCGCGGGTCACCTGATCGCGCAGCTTGTCTTGGTCGCGCACCTGATCTTCAGGGACCAGGTGGCCCATGGCGTTACGCATATAGCCCTGAGGGATATTGGTATCAGACATGATCGCTCTCCTTTGTGAGGGCCTGCAGATGCAAGGTGGCCCATTGGCACGTTTCATCGGCGTTCACGCCTTGGGTCTGGACAACGACCCGCTCAGTCCCGCCAGTCTTGTCGTAAACGGTGACCATCCAGCCAACGACTCGGTTGCAGCCAATCTCCAGCCACAGGAATGGCTTCACCAACAGAGCGGCCTCATAGGCCACCAGCAGATCGGCCAGACGTATCACATGCTCACTGGCTTGGGCGTGCAGACAATTCAGCACCTGGTGCAAGTGCTGCATGGCATCAGGCAGGCGGCTCTCTGTAGTAGCTACCCGAGCAAAGTGGAGGGATTCCGTAGCGCTGGACGAGTTTTGAACGTGCTCCAGTAGCACCGAAACATGCTGCATGGCCTCGGTCCAAAACATCGTCGGGGAGTCATGTTCAACAGCATCACGCATGGCGGCGATTGCAGTAGTCAGGGACTGGCTCATTGATCTTGCTCCTTCACCTGGGTGTACCACGCCACATCCACACCGCGAATCGTCACGGTGTTACGGGTGACTCGACCTTCAGTGCTGTAGCGGATGCTGCGCAATTCGTGCCCAAACCGCCGAAGGAACAGTTCGATATCGTCGTGATCGATAAAGATTTTGTTGTCCAGCATCACCAGGTGCTTGATCCCAATACGAGCGTTGCGGATATCGCGGGTCAGTTCGTTGAATACCGATAACTTCACCGGAAACTCTTCAGCCAGAATGCTGAGGGGCGGTGGCATTTGCACACCTACCAAATACAGAGCAGCCATCTCACACCCCCTTCACAACATCAGCGTTGACGAGCGGCGCACCGATATCGGCTGCCATGTTGAGTGCGGCATTCACCAAGTTGCCGATGGCAAGCGGGTACAGCATCGACACCGTTTCTTCGCGACCACCACGGCGACTCGGCTGGGAAAGGCGCGCAGCAATTGCCTCAATGCCACTGTCATCGATCACGTCGGAGAGCTGCTTTCCCGCACGGCTGAAGCGAAAGGTCAGAAAGTCCTTGAGCAGGTTTGCACTGACAGGGCCCAGGCTGACACGCTCACAGCGTTGCACCACCTCACGCACATCGGCGTTACGCTCACTCAGCTTCACGTCAAGCTCTGGCTGGCCGATCATGATGATGCTGACCAGTTTGACGAAGCCGACCTCCAACTCCAGGATGCGCTTGAGATGCTTCAAGGTCGGAATCGGCAGGCTGTGTGCTTCTTCTATTAATAGGCAGTGCCGGTAGCCTGCTGCATGGGACTCCTTCAAGGCCTTGTGCAACTGTGCGAAACGGGCTTCAGGGCTGCTTTTGGGCTTCGCCAGTGGCGCGACTGCGGCCATCATTGATTCAGCGATGTGGGTGCTCTTCAGCGATTTACCCTTGGTGTCGTTGTCTTCGGACGCCAATACATACGGTTCGATGACAATCACAAGATCGTTGGCATCCATGATGCGGTTGATCAGATCCCGGCGCAGAGTGCTTTTGCCCGCACCCGATTCACCCACCACCGCCAAGAAACCACCATGGCGTGCTGTCTGATACATCGTCTCGCGAACGTAACGAATATCAGGACTGATCCACATGTCCTGGGCGCTCTGCAGCTCCTCAAAGGGATCACGGAACAAGCTGAAAACCTTACGGGTTGATGGCTGTAACGTTTGTTTTGGCAGTAACATAGATTCGTCCTCCCCGGACGGCTCATTCACTTGGGCCGGATCTGCCGTGCTCGAACACGGCAGATCCACTTCTTCAAAGGCGTTAGCGATATCGGCATCGTTAGCGCCAGCCTCGGTCAGGAACACACGAATGCGCCCCTGCAGTTCTTCGCAATCCAGGCTGCGCGGCCACTGACCGTGATTCAGCAACTGAGCTACAGCGGCGCTGCTGAGACTCAGTGACTCCGCCAGGGCTGATTGAGGTCGCCCTACGCCTTGCAATACATGCTTGAGCTTCAACATCAGTTACCTCCAGCCACAGCCACCAGGCTGAGTGGTTTGCGTACAACCTCAGCAGGTCGTTTCAACTCGGTCTCGATGGCGTCCAATTGCTCCTGGGCGATACCGTCCGGGTAGTGCTGCTGCAGCCAGCTAAAGGTGTCAGCCGACCAGATGTCAGGCATGCGTGGACGTAGCAGCTTTGCGGCCTCGACGTGCGTCAGCAGTGCGTGCTCGACAGTCGGCGCGTTGACGTTCAGCGATGTGCCGCGACGTGGCAGGTAGGCCGGGAGCAAGGTGTCGGTCACATGCTTGTGCGGATCGATCAAGCCACCGAACGGCACGGTTTTGGCCTTTCGTGCTGCTTCGGCGTCCGCCTGGTTTGTGGTGCCAGTAGCGAGCTGTTCCAGGACCTTGCGTGAAACCTGTGCAGGTGTTTCAGCGTGACGTTTGTACTCGTCGCCAATGATTGCTGAGGTTCCGGCAAAGCCGAACTCGCCCTTTTCAATGCGCTCAACAACGTGGTATTGCTCGCGTCCGTCATCACCCATCAACACCACGGTGGCGGAATCTTTGTCGCGCCAGCAGTTACGGGTGATCAACAGCTTTTCGCCGACCATCACACTCGGCACTGAACTGACATCAAACTGTGCGCCCCGGAAAGACACTTGCAGCAGGTTGCTGACCTTGCGCTCTTCCGGCGTGCTGATTGCCAGCTCACGGCAGATCTCAATAGCGGGTGCCAAACGCAGTTGTTCGGATGTGATCAACTGCCACACACCAAACCGGGTACGCCGAGTGCGGGTATGGATAGAGGTGGCGTTGTAGTAACGCATCCACTGACCTGCCCACGCATTGATCTGCTCCAGACTTTCGGCAGCCTGAAACTTCAACGCACTCTCAAACTCGCGCTCAACAATGTTGTGCGCCTGCTCAACTTGACCTTTAGCCCGTGCGTTACCGACCTTGTTAATGATCAGGTCAATGGACATGGCACGGCACAGGTTGCGAAAGATCCCACTGGTCATTGCAGCACCAGGGTCAGTCATCAGCATCCACGGCACGCCGTGGAATGGGTCGGACTCGTGGCGCTTCTGCATCGCATTGATCAAGACAGTGCACAGATTCTCAGCGGACTCTGCGCCCAATACATACTCCAGGTACACGGTGCCGCTGGTGTGATCGGTGATGACGTAACGCCACAGGCGTTGGCGCTCGATCTTCTTCAGATTGGCGGGCTTACCGTCATAGAACTCGGCCTTGTTCATCACCCGTGCACCGTCATCGGCGAGATAGAACTGTGTTGAAATTGACGCATCGACCTGCCACACATGATTCGGGTGTTTGCTGGCAAGCGACACTGCCGGGGCATCGTGCAGTAACTGCTCAGGGTGCAGCTTGTAGCTGCGCAAAGCGCGGCTGATCGCTCCATGGCTCAAAGGTTGAAACACGCCTGTGACTTCATCGACACGACCGGCGAGGATCATATTGTTGCTGCGCAGGCGCTCGACAGCCCGCTCAATAGTGGACAACTGCTTGCTGTTGGCACGGATCGATTCCAGCAGCACCGCTGAGATGAGTTGTGCTTCTTTCAGGGGTAAGGCACTGCAGCCTGCATCACTGCGACGTTTACGAGGCTTGGTCACTGAGACCTCCTTCAGCTTGCGCTGTAGGGTTTGGAGTGAAATGCCCAGCTCAGCAGCCCCGGCCTTATAGATGGCGGTACGCTGACCGTGCGGGGCACTGGCTGCCTGTTGGGCGATCTTAGCCAGGAGCTGAGCCTGAACCGGGTTCATGTTCAGGCCTCTTCCGTTTTCATCCAGACCGGAGCGCTATTAACCAGAGATGCGGGCAAATGGAACTCACTGCGCACTGTTGCCAGAGTGGTTTCCAGTTGGCGGATCAAGTCCGCTTGGAATTCACGATGATCCTGACCGGTTTCGCTGGCATGCTCTGCCATCTGCGTGAAGCCCTCACGTAGCGCCCCCATTACCTTCGATTCGATCTCAAAGCTCAGAGCCACCACTTCACTGCGTAGGTCTTTGATCACGTCGTCAGGTGTTGCGGACTGGATGCGTTTGCGAGCTTTCTCCAGTTCCATTTTGGTCTGGTCCAGTTCGCCGGAGCGCTTCGCCATAACCTCGCCCTGAGCTTCGTAGTCAGCATTAACTTCGTCGAGGCGCTGGGTCAGTTCCGTTTTTTCTTTGGCATGCCTGGAGATAATCTCTTCGGCCAAGTCAAGGAAAGCGTCCTTGTCACCGGCCTTGGCGACTTCGATTAGGGCAGCTTGCTCACCCTCAGGTAGGCGCCGGTATTTACGCAGATCACGATATCCGGCCCCAATCTGGGCAAGCTGTTGAAGAGCCTCTTCACCGAACACGTCGAGATTTTTTAGATCTTCATCGACCTTACTAGCGCTGGTGCCAAGTGCTCGGCAAAAACCATCAAAAGTCCCGACGTCGGCAATTTCATTACCCTCCCGGTCAAACCCTTTTTGCCCCGAAAGCGCCCGGTACATCTTGGTTTCCTTGATGTTCTTTAACTTTTGCAAACTCACGACGTCGGTAAATTTAGAGATTGCCCGACTCATCTGAATCTGACCGAGCATCTGATTCACCAGGTCCCGCTCTTCGCTGTGTGAGGACTGTATTGTCGCCATCACATTCTGATTGGCTGTCAGCATCTCGCCGTTTAACTCCGGTAGTTCAAAAGCTTCAGCCGCTGGAATTTTGGTACGTGCCATGGTGTTCTCCTTAGTTCATCGAGCCAGCGGCGATACGCTGATTGATTTCCTGCATACGGTGGGTCAAGCGCGACATATGTTCGGCGTGGGCCTGTGCGATTTGCAGCAAGCCAATCGAGTGAGCAAAGCGCCCGTTGTCCAACTTCACGGCCATGCCTTCCTCAATCAGGGTCTGCATAGCGCGAGTGATGTTGCTCGGACTGTCCTGAGTGAGGTGGGCCAGCTCGGTGTTACTTAGGCCTGTGACGGTGTGGCCTTTCAGAGCCTTGAGCACTCGCAGTACTCGGGCGGCTGAGGAAATGGTTTGAGTCATGAGGAACTCCAGTTACGCGGCAGCAGCAGATTGGGTGTGTGCTGGGTCAGCCTTCAAACCCAAGGCAACTGCTGCGTGATGAGCCTCTCCACGCAGCCCCTTCAACCGCCCCCGTAACAGGTCAACGACGGTCATCCGGTCAAAGCCCTTAGCCTGTGCCCAGTGGGCTTTGCAAATGCCATGGCTGATAAACCAGGCATTGGCACTTGTGGGGGTTTGTGGATACGGCAGTGACGCCGAATCAAGTGACGTTGCGGGGCCGTTCATGGCGCCTCCCATGTGGTAAATTGCGGTTATTCGGTGAGCGGTTGTGATTGCGTTGTCAGTGCAGAGCTACGCTTTTTGTTGTGGTTAAGCGGGGTCATGTGTTGTTCTCTGTGGTGAATAATGGGGAACAAACGTTCCCATGTCAATTTATTTTGAGGAACAAACGTGCCTTTTTTTGGAGAGCGACTACGTGAGGAAAGGGAGCGCCTTGGGCTGAGCCAGCAGCAGTTGGCCGACCTCTGTGGCGTGACCATGCGCTCGCAGCGAAACTATGAGAAAAACGAACGCCAGCCGGATGCTTCCTATTTGGAGGCTTTTGCTCGGTCTGCGGGGGATGTGCTTTACATAATTACAGGTAAGTACTCAGCCACTGAATGTGGGCTGCGTAACTTGTCATCGGAGATTGATGTGCCAAGACTGACCCAAATCACCGATATGCTGGAAGGACTCATACAACAGACCAAGCGCCGATGGCCCGCTAGAGAGCTAGCTATCACTGCGGCAGAGGTCTACAACATTTTGGTGCCGGAACAAGAGCTTGATGAGGCTCAAGTCGGCAAGATTTTGAAGTTAGTGGTCAACCGCTAACGTAGTAGAAGGGAGTTTCTATGCGGGATGTGGACGAAAAACTTAATAAGATATCAACGAGACTTGCCGAGAATTTCAGTTCGTTTCCGCTGGCCCATGATGAGACACCTCCGTCCCATATAAAGGTCAAAGGGAATAATACGAATATTAATTTCGGTACACAGCTTAATTTTCCGAAAAAGCCCATCCCCAGAACCCTGCTAGCCGCGCAGAGAAAAGAACTTCATGAGTTGCGGGAGGCGTGCGAAGAGCTTGGCGATGATCCTCGTGAGGCTTGGCGAAGTGTGCATGTTCAGCTGTCGGTGAACTCTATTGATGAAATCTGTGCCGACGACTTTCACAAGGCACGGGACGTATTCAGTGCTCGTTTGGAGCAGCTACGAGAAGCCGCCGACAAGCGCCGCCTTATAGGTAAGATCTTACGAGCTGTGGCGGAGAAAGATGCAAAAAAGGAAATGAACAATTTCTGCGATGTGACTTTTGGACGAACCCAGTTAACGCACCTAAAGCGGGCTGAGCTTCAACAGGTCCTCGGTTTCATTCAAACATTTCAAATTCGTCCAATGCATCCTTCAACGATGGGTGAGCAATCTCGGGCTGCTTTGCCGTTCAAAGAGTTCCTGGTCACCTACAAGTGGAACTCTTTTGGGCTATTCGTATTTGGCATTTTAGTCGGGCGATTTTGGTTTTGATGTGATCAGCCGGGCCTTATGGCAAAGCTTGGGCGAGTAATGTGAGTCCTAAAAATACTGCATGATTTTTTTGATTTTTAAATATGGAGATAACGTTGAAAATCTTATTTTTTGTTCTGGCGTCAGTTTTTTCCACGGTGGCAAACGCCCAAACTACGGCAGAAAAACTCACCATTCTGAGCTTGGATAGAACCGTTAAGAGCAATTCTCCGGAGGTGGAGCGAACACAGGCAGCACTCACAAGAGGGCTGACCGTATGTGATGTCGAAAATGAAGAGAAACTCGCCAACATTGCATGGTTCATTACCAAGAAAATTCGTGCTGAAGGTCGCTATGCAGAGGCTACGGATGTAATCGAGGGCGTCAATGCCGTGCTTTTGGGAGCTAAGACTAAGCAAGATTGCTCTGAACTGCTGTCTTTGTATGCAGTGAATCGTATTCACGGAAGTACACACTCGGATGCTGTCGCGGGCGGTCGTGGGCTCTACCGTTCAACTGGCGTAGTCAACTAGATGCTTAGAACCGTTCGGTGAGGCACAAAGACAGCTACAAGAACGACCAACAATCTTAGAGACGAGACAAGCCCTATGATGAGTCCGGAAAAGACTATCCAGTTACTCACTGACGTGGAGATGCTTAAGTTAGAGGTTCGAGGGCTAAACCACGTAGTCGTTGCCTTGACGACACTGCTCTGCGGTCTGGGTCCAGAGTCAGCAGCACGGACTAAAAGGCTGTTAGAGAGTATGGTCCCCTATGCCAATCACATGGATTCTCCGCCCAGCGGCCCTGTTGTTGAGGATGTTTTACGATTCACTAAGGCACTCACGGAGTCTGGAGCGGACCCCGCTCTGGTACTTTCAGTGTTAGCTCTCCAAGGTGCAGACGCTGGACCAGATCGCCTGTCAGCATTAGCAGATTGGCACGCTCAAGCGACCGAAGACGAGCTAGCTCAAGACATCCAGCAAGCGATTGAGAAACTCGGATTTCCAATTGCTGCTCCTGACGGAGCTTCAAAAAAACAACAAGATTAGTTACGTCTGCGCGATTCATGCGGTATTACCTTTTCAGAAAGTTTTTTAAACAGCGAAGCATCACGTTAGATGAGTTTCAACCAACAACACAAGCCATCGTCAGATCTCTTTAAACTCGATTAAAAGTCCTCCAAACACACACCGCCGATGATGGCGGTGTGTGCTTTTTGGCGCCCTCAAAAGGGAGGCGCTGCTATTGGAGGCGTCCCATGCGACCCGAAACCCCTCGCGGTATCCGTAACTTCAACCCCGGCAATATCCGCCACGCCCAGGGCGTGCGCTGGCAAGGTATGGCTGCGGCCCAAACCGACAGTGCCTTTGTCCAATTCACTGCCCCGCGCTGGGGTATCCGCGCCATTGCCCGCGTACTGATCACCTACCAGGACAAGCGCCTGGCAAAAGATGGCAGCCGCATCGACACCGTCCGCGAGTTCGTTGAGCGCTGGGCACCACCCTCCGAAAACGATACCAATGCCTACGCCGCCAGCGTGGCACGTGCTCTGGGGCTTCACCCCGACCATGAGGGTGTCGACGTGTATGACTTCGACGTTATGCGCACCCTGGTCGCTGCCATCATCCGCCATGAAAACGGTCCTGGTCCGTTGCCAGACGGTCAATGGTATGGCGATGCAATCATGGCTGACGGGCTGGCTCTGGCAGGCATCGAACGCGGGGCGAAGCACGGTGTCGCGGCATGAAACCCATCTGTGATTGGCGTTGCTGCTATCGGCTCTATAGCGTCCAGATCACCATCCTGATCGCGCTGCTGGGGTTCGCCCAGTTGGAGCTGTTGCCAATGTGGCAAGCCCAGCTCTCACCACGTGCTTACGCGACTCTCAACAGTGGCCTGGCTCTGGTCCTGTTCCTCGCCCGTCTGGTCAAGCAAGGGCCACCGGATCAGGGGATCTCCCCATGAGACTGAACCTGTTCAGTAGAGCCTTTGCAGCCTTGATGGCGGGCTTCGCTGGGGCCTGTCGTTGGGCCGCACCGAGTACCGCTGCTGGAACTTGGATTAGGTCCGGCGCGGTACCTGTTTACCGTCAAGGCAAGACGGGCATAGCAGCCGCCAAGCGCCGTGCGCGCAAGTCACGTAACCGTTTGAGGCACCACCATGGACGCGCTTGAACGGCTCGTCTGGCCTCTGCCTGCGCGCCTGGCGGCTGTCGGGCTTGCCTGTGCCCTCAGTGCAGCAGCAGCGGGTTCTATCGCCTATGGCTTTGGTTTCCGCTACGCCGACTCACTGGGTAAAACCGAGTTGGCCACCCTCAAGGCCGAACACTCAGATCAGGCACGCGCCGCCGAATCCGCCAACCGTGTGCAGCTGCTGCAGCAAGTCACCCGTGCCAATGAAACCGAAGCCTTGTTGCTCGATGTCATGGCGCGTCACGCCGAAGAAAAACGCCAGCTCCAGGAGCGCATTCCCCATGTTACGACCCAATACCGTCCGACACCGGGCGCTGCTGCTCAGCCTATCCCTCGTTGCGTATTCACTGCTGGCTGGCTGCGCGACTTCAACACCGCCCTCGGTGTGCCTGCCCCAGGATCAGGCACCACTGCCACCAAGCCTGCGCAAGCGCCCTGGGCCGCCACCGGCACTGACGCCGAACTATTGGAAAGCGGCGTCACTCCCGCAGACATTCTTGCCTACGCCCAGGACTACGGCCTGTGGGTTCGTAACAACCTCGCCCAGCTCAACGGGTTGCTGGATCTCCAGAAAAAGGACTGATGCCATATGGATGTAGCTGATCACGCTACAGATGAAGACGACATCGAAGAGGCGATGCAACGCGTGCGCGCCAGCGGGCTACAGCGACGCTCAGGCCGTTCAGCCTATCGCTGCGAGGAATGCGGTGACGCCATTCCAGAAGATCGTCGCCAGGCCGAGCCTGGTACCGAACATTGTTTTGATTGTTTAGACGCCTTGGAACACATGGCATGTGGGGGTTTCGATGAACCTGAATGAACTCAACTTTGGTTTCCAAACTGTGCAGTGGTTGATCCTCACGGTTCTCGGCATCTACACCTGGATGACCAAACGACAAGCGGCTAGCGGCCAGGAACTCCTTGAGTTACGCACCCGCATCGTCGCCCTGGAAGAGCACGTCCGCCATCTTCCAGACCAGACCGCCGTCACCGATCTGCTGGGTGACATGAAGGCTGTGCGCGCCGAACTGTCGGGGGTCAAGGAGGCACTTGGCCCTTTGGCACGTTCGCTGGACCGGATCAATGATTACCTGTTGAGAGAGAAGACATGAAAACGCCCTACGCTGAATACCTGCGCCAGGACATTCGCTTGGTAATCCTGCGTCTGCTGGCCGAAATGACGGCCTATCGGGCCAACAGCTCAGTGCTGACGATGGCGCTGGATAACTATGGTCACACCCTCAGCCGTGACCAGGTTAAAACCGAGTTGCACTGGCTGCAGGAGCAAAGTGCATTGACCCTGGATGACGTCGGGCCAGTACTCGTGGCCACCCTGACTGAGCGTGGGCAGGACATTGCTGCAGGGCGTGCACGTGCTCCCGGAATCAAGCGGCCAGGAGCTTAACCATGGCGGGTAAGTCATCCATCAATCGTTTGTCCCCGGTGGTCAAGGCATACATCCAAAAGCTGTTGCGCGATGATTGCATGAGCCTGAATGACATGCTGGCCGACATTCAGGCGCGCTTCCCCAATGAGAAAGCCCCCAGTCGCAGTGCGCTGGGGCGCTTCAAGTTGGGTTTTGATCTGTTGACCGAAAAGGCTCGTCAGCATCGCGAGCAGGCCGAGGCCTTTGTGGGTGCGTTCGGTGAAGACACCTCTGACAAGACCGGCGCGTTGTTGGTGGAGGCGATCTCGACCCTGGCCTACCAGGCCGCTATGGGCGCCCACGAAAAGGACGATGTGACCACCAAGGAGGTCGCCGATCTGGCCCGTGCCGCTAAGAACACCATGCAGGCTCGCACCTTGAGCATGAAGGAACGCCTGGCCGCCGAGCAGGCCGGGCGTGATCGCCTGTTGCGTGAGCAATCGGCTGAGCTGGATAGCGCCGTTAAAGCCAAGGGCATGACT